GTGCAAATAAACTTTCATTACACGTAAACAATGCACTTTACAGAGAATTTGATTGTAAAGATAATCTTAATGCATCAATAAAATTTCATGAAGCATTAGACAAGATGATAAGTTGTTTTAATACTTGGAGAATATATGAAAGGAATTAAGTCTGCATCAGAGTGTTGGAGAACATGGATAAAAGAGGTTGATCAAATACTATCTGAAACTCAAATTACGTCAGCGAATGGCAATGAGATAGAATATTCAGATCAACACTTTCAAGATCAGATGACAAAACTAACTTCTTGTTCTATTAATTTTACAGACATGCCAATTTATTTAATTAACTCGGAGATAGCAACAAGTCTGTTGTGGGACGAGATTGAACGTAAAAAGGATGAAAGAGATGCACAGACACCTAATTGAAATAATATTAATAGCTTTATTATTACTGTTACCACCTAAAATATTATTACTTATATTTGGTGGTTTATCATATTTAATATTTTTTTAGGAGAACTATGAGAAATAATAGAAAATCATACAGAATATTTAAAGCTTTAAGTGAATCATCTCAAAATATTCTAAAATTAGAATATGAAATTAGTAAAGTAGAAAATTATGAAAATAAAAAATGGAATAATAGATTTCAATCTTTTTGGAATTGGTTGTGGATGACTAAATTTAAGAAAAGACCCATAGATAAAATCATGAAAATAGTTCAAAAAATTGAAAATTTAAATGCCAAATGCAAAAGAATAAATGTTATTGGTTTTACAAAAAAAGAGAAAGAAAAAATAATTAAAGGAGAACCATGGATATAAGTAAATGGAAAAGTTGTGCAGTTGATATTGATTCATATTGCATCATTAGAGCAATGGGAAAAAATGGTTTTAGAAGACCAGGTAGCATGATTGCTAAACTAGTTGACGAAGAGATTAAAAAGATAGCAAGAAAAGAAGGCAAGAGCTATCAGAATATGAAAGAGAATTTACTATCTCAAGGAAAGAAACTCTTGAACGGTAAATAAGCCTGCAGGCTGAGTGGGGGCGCGGGAGACTGGCCCCCATTAATTATTTATTCATAACATTACCTCCTTACTGACTTAATGCCCGCATTTTTTAAAAATTAAACTGTTGCAATTTTGCAACAGATGTCATAATAACGAACATACGTATTCCTAAGCCTAAAATGAAAAGGTGGGGCTCATAAAACACCTTATTTTCAGCGAACAACGAGCATACTAATTTAACTTAATAAGGAGATTTAGTGGCGAAAACTGTGAGAAAAAGCAGTGAAGAGCATTTGAAAGAAGCTTTAAATAAGCTTGTTATGGTATGCCCAAACAAGAAAACTTATGATGAGCTTACTTCTGTAATGTTTCAGTTGTATTGTGGAAATGACTTTGGTTTAGGAAATTTTAGTCTTCTATTTCTTGAGATAGTCGAGAATCAATGGAAGTCCGGTAGAAAACTTATTGCGAAAGAAAAAGGTTTAAAACTGGTAAAATAATGCTTGACCACGGTGTAATTCCACATCCATATCTTTTCCCACACCGTGGTTATGCAGATGAATTATTCTAAAAAAGGCCTTACTGAGATAAGAAATAGTACGATTGAACACTGTGCAGAACTTCCTGGCCAGGACAAATGCACGTTAATAAATGAATGCTATGATGATTATCTTTGGGTGTTAGATATTGATTCTCCTAAACAGATTCGGGAACATTACCGTGAGTTACTCTCCACACTTGTTAAAAAGTTTGGGCACTAATATTACCTCAGTATTGATACAAGAAAATAGGCCATGTGAGCAGCGTTTGTTTCAAGCTATCATTGTACAAGCTTTTGAAGACGCTTTAAATCCTAATCCATCTAAGACTGAAACTTATTATAAGATCGATGCTCATAATTGGTTTATGTATCCTGATTCGGTATTCGTTAAAATTTGTTGGTTGGCAGGGTTTGATCCAGATATAATCACAGATAGATACAAAAAGTTACAGGCCACCGGACAAGTGACATTTACAAAGATCCAACAAAATTGGGTAAAGTATAGAGATTTATATAAACAATATAGGGCAACAAATAGTAGTGAAGAGAGAAGAGAAATTATGAAGCAAATTAAGAATTTAGAGTTTAATAATTAGTCACGGTGGTCTTACAAATTTTACCCCAGACGATAACCTATAATTAGAGAGAGCTAGTAATGACCGCCTGAGGCAAACTTTGAACGTAATTAGTATTAAACTATTCACAATATTTACTATATAGATTATCTAGGGTAATGCAATCATAAACAGGTCAGAGGGTAAAAGAGGTGTCCCTGCTGTCCCTAATCAATTATTATTCAATAATAGCAACACTTTTAAGCCAATTTAGTGGTGTCCCTGTGGTGTCCCTGTGGTGTCCCTGAGGGACACCACTTGCGGGAACTTTTAAAAAACTTTTATTTATTGTAGTCAGGTGTTAAAATAATCTATATAGTGAATTTTATGATGTTAGAAATACTACATGTAGTGGTTATGTTATTTGCAATCTACGGTTTTATTGTTTTTTTGTTACTTTTATGGAACAGAGAGAAGATTAATAAGGCCAAAGAGGAGAAAAAACGAACTGACCATGTTAAAATCAAAAACTTTTGTTAATTATGTTTAGAGATATTTTATTAAAAGCACTTGCAGATAGATACAAAGCTAAAATATCTGAAGCAGATGCAACTGTAAAAATTTATTTAGAAAAACCAGTTGCTATTGGTGAGCATCCACAACACGTTGATGAGTTAGATAAATTAATTGATGTTATTGCTCAAAATGAAGAAAAATTAAAAATATTGAAAGAATTTGATTATGGGTCTGAAAAAGAAGGAACTTAGAACAGTAGATGATCTAACACCAAAACAAAAAATGTTTGTTGAAATAATGGTGAAAGATCATGGCAACATCACTCAAGCTGAGGCACTTAAAAAAGCAGGATATGTTTGTAAGAATGAAAATGATTACGGTGTCATAGCATCCAGATTATTAAGCAGAAGATTGAACCCACACATAGCAAAATACTTTGATACAAGGTTTGGTCAAGAACTTAAAATGTACGAAGGTGACAACCTCAGACGTTACAAAAGATTAGAACGATTAGCAGATAAGGCAGAGAAAAAAGATCAGTATGCTGCTGCAATAAATGCAGAGTATAGATCAGGACAATTAGCCGGTGCTTATGTTGATAAGAAAGAAGTAAGAGTAACAGGTCTGGAGGGTATGTCACGTGAAGAGCTTGAAAAAAAATTACAAGAGCTTTCGCAGAAAATCGATGGTCACAACGCAAAGACAATCGAAGGAACATCTGAGGAAGACTAGTTGGTCTGAATTTATAAAGTTATTTAATGCTAAACATAACAAAAAATTAAATACATCAGTTGGAGTAGTAAATGTTAAAACGAAAAATAACAATTAATAAAAAAGCTAAGACTTGGCAAGAGAAGTACCCTCTCGTTTCAGTCTCGTGGTATGATATTTGCAGTGATAGTAGTTGGCAAAGCATCCCTGCAGCTCTGAAGGCAAAGCTTCCTACTTGTGTAACCAAAGGACACTTATTAAGTCAGACTAAAGGAATTACAAGAATTTTTGGTGATTATTCAGAAAATGATGATGGATCAATAGAGATTGGTAATACTACAATCATACCTCAATCAGTCATCATAGATATAAAAAAACTGACTACAAAATGAGCGAAAAGAAAAGAGAAAGTTTGTTATGGAATAGAGTCAAGAAAAACTTGACTGACTGCTTCTTAACTCGCATAGAATCTAGCACAATTAACGGAATACCAGATATACATTGTGTTGCAAATGGCAAAATATTTTGGATAGAATTAAAATCAGATAATATCAGTTATCCTGCACTTAATAAGTGGCAGATAGTTTGGATAAATAAATATATTAAAGCTGGTGGTAGTGTATTTATCTTCAAAGAGACCCTCTCGGACTCGTCTTTGTCAATTTACAGACCGTTGTCCTCGTTCACTGATCCTCGTTCCGTTCTCCCGTGGCTGTCGTTACCGAATCCCGTAAACTGGAAGCTCCTTCAGCGTTACCTGCTGGATCCAGATGGAAGAGCTCGTTCTCGTCCAGACTCTCGTCCTCGTTCTCGTTCTCGTTTGAAATGAAGAAGACCACTGGAAATCACGAGACTGCAGTTGGGAAGGACTCGATACACTTCGTGGTTTCTCGTGCTACAGGGACACAGGCTTTTTTACACCTCTTTAGTTATCCTGTGTCCCCGCAGCGCGAACATCTTGTGAAGAAAGTTCTTGACTTATATCCCATCTAGTCTTATGTATGAATCAGGACCTGGCCGATGTATATTGGTTCACGGGTCAAGGAGGATAATATGAAATTGACTGAACAACAACAAAAGCAAATTATGAAAAATAATCCTAATCAACCATTTGATATTTGTTCAAAATGTGAAGGAGTGCAATTGTATGGAACAATGAAAGATATTAATGAAATTGATTTTGATTTAATTTGTAATGATTGTATTAATCAACAAGCGAGCGAGCAGAAAGGATAATGATGATGGTAAAAAAAATTAAAGTAACGCTCGTGTGGGGCAGCGGGTACGATGTGGAGAAGACTTACGAGTTTGCCTCAGCAGCAGAGAAAGTTGCGTTCATGAAAGGTGTCGACGAAGCCATCGGCTGGATGGACTATGGTGAGAAGGAAGACCTCGTGGACGAAGGGAAGCTTAAGTAATGTCGTTAGCGTTGATGATTGCAGTGCTCTGGTTGCTGTTCCCAACATTCACAACCGTGCTGTTGGCAGGAACAGTTCTGCTACTAGTCTCGCTCGTTTGAACTAGGATACCGAACAGTTTAGAATGATTCTAAGATTTTGGCACAAGCAGGCACTTCGTGCTGAAAAAAAAAGTTCTTGCATTATGAATGGGATTTGATAAGATGACGATTGGAATTATCAGGTTGACACCCCAGCCGAGATACTTTGTATCCTGCTAATGCTGTCACTTAAGATTATGCTGATAGTTCCACAAAAAACTAACAAAGGAGAGAGAGCTATGGGTTTAGATCAATACGCAGGATACCGAGATAGTAATGGCGAAGTGCATGAAGAGTTTTACTGGAGAAAACATGCTCGCCTGCAGGTGTTCTTTAATAAAGAGTACAAGAAACAAAACAAGCCAGCACCGTCAGAGGCAGATCAAGGTGGGTTTGGTGACTTATCACATCTAGGTTTCAATGGTGGTATGGGTGGAGTAAAGATAACAGAAGAACTCGTTAATCGCTTAGAAGAGGAACACATGAACGATTATTGGAATTGTTTTGCGTCAGACGGATTTTTCTGGGGGCAACAGTCCCAAGAGGATGCCGTTAAAGAATATAAAGCCCAAGATAAAAAGTTTATAGATTGGTGCAGAGAGCAGTTGAAAAAAGGAAAAGATATAGCGTATGACTGTTCGTGGTAAGAAACAAAAGAACGAGGCGACAACTGTCGCCTCGGCTCGTTATCGTAAGAATGGGCAGATAGCACAAGAGAAACATATAGAGCAGATTGAAGGTCTGGTGAAAAATCTTGGAAAGCTGATGGGGAAAAACTTACAACTACAAGTTGAGCCATTAATACCTAAAAAAATAGATAAAAAAAAGTTAAATTAAATGTTGCAATAATTATGGGAGTTGATAAGATAAGAGAGTATTCATAAGAATACATTAACTTAACAAAGAGGTAAAAATGCAAAAAGCAAAAAAGCTAAAGCAAGAAGAAAAAAAAGTTATTCTTGCATATGCTCAATTAAAGCTAAAAGCAAATAGACTATCTAAAGAGTTAGATACAATGAAACAAAACATTGTAGATTGCTTTGATAGAACAAATCAAAACTTGATCATTGTTCAAGATGAACAAGGCAATAGTTTTGGAGTACAAAAAATAAATCGAAAGCGAAAGAAATTTGAAACAGCAAATTTCAAAATTGCTCATAATGATTTATTTAACAAGTTCACTACTGAGATTGTTTATAGTGAATACAAAGCAATAGGAGATAACAATGACAAATAGTTTAATTAATATTGCTAAAGTATTAAGTGAACGAGTTAATAATAATAAACCTACTGAGCAATCAGCTATGCACATAAACATAGATGGTAAGAAACAACTAAACTATGAGATTATGTTTCAATTACTTCAAGGCGAAGTAGAGAAACATATACTTGAAAATCAAGGCAACCAAGTCGTTGATGAGTTTAGACAAAAAATTATTACAAAGTTTAGCACGCTTATACAACAGCTTAACAACTAACATATGAACAACCAATGGCGACCCCTATGTCGCCATTGGTGTATTTACAAGGCTCATTTACCACTACATTCTCCAACCTAGTTATCATCTCAAAAACTCACGTTTTTGACGTACGCAAATTTGCAAAAGAGGTTTACAAAGCACT